ATTGGAGAGATAATAGTAGATGTTAAAGATCTTGCAGAGGAAATGATAGAAGCAGAACAGATGGGTCGTAATTTAAAACCTATGGATGATCTTTTAGAGATAGAAGGTTTTTTTGATATGGAGATACCTAAAGATCCAAGAAGAGGAGTGCCAGTTGAAGAAACTATAAAAAGATTAGAAAAAGATTTAAGAGAAAAAGAAATATTAGAAGACTTTGATCCAACAGATAGAACAGAAAATGCAAAAGGCGGACTTGCCGGTATAATAAATTTATAATGAAGGTATCAGAATTTAATCAGACGATGTCGTATTTGTTACGGCCAAAACCAAAGATGCAGGTTGCAGATTTAGTAGATGATTTAGAACCTGGTTCACTTAAGGATGAACTACTAAAAGATTTTGACCCATCACAAGAAACCTACGAAGAGTATTTACAAAGAAAAAATTTAGATAGACCATTTAATGCACAAGATGGTGGCAGAGTTAAACTTAAAACTGGGACGCCTATAACAACAGACACACTTTCCAAAAGTGAGTATAATAAAATTAAAAAACTTTTAGAAGATAAACCTGGACTTGGTATTTTTCCAACATCAAGAAAAGGTGCGTATACCTTAAAATTAATAGTAGAAAAAGCCGGTCGAAAAATTAGAAAAGATCTAGGATACACAAAAGAAAATTTTAAAACTATTCTTAAAGATTATGATATTGCAAGAGCACAATTATTTCCTAATGTAATTACAGATGCTAAATTTAAAGAACTTCGATTGTTAAATTCTGAATTAACAGATAGTCAATTTGCAGACCTGTTAAATGAAAATAATTATTTAACAAGCAAAGGAAACAAATTTACCGGAACCGTTGCATTTAATTATAAAAGAAGATTAGAACTTGGTTCACTAGGTCCAAGAACTTTTAGAAGTTTAAAAGAAGCAGAGAATATTGTTAAAGATAAGTTTGGAAAAGATTTTAAAAAAATATTTAAAACAGAATCAGAAATTAAAGCTAAAGCGACTCAATTAATTAATGATGTAGATAAAATCAAACTTAAAGGCTCTTTTCCTAGAGGTAACAATGTAGAATCTTACTTTTGGCACTCTTTAAATCGAGCAGCACAACAAGGTTCTAGACAAATAACTTATGATTTATCTGAATTAGGTGGAAAACTCCCTATGGAAAAAGGTAACATAAATTGGAATAAAAAAATAAAAGGACAACCTGCATGGAAACTAGTTAAGTTTGTAGATAATGATGTTGGAAAAACTTTTAATTGGAGTGACACTAGAGGTGATATTAAAAATCAAATAAATACTGCATATAATAATCCCAATAAATTTAATAAAGCTGTAAAAGGTTTTTATGAACAAGCAGCCATAAATCAAAAATTTGGAAACGCAGCGAGAGATCAAATAATATTAAAAGAACTAGAAGCTAGATTAGGAAGACCTCTAACAAAAGCTGATTCTGATTTAGCAAAAAAATTTTTAAAAAATAAAAGACCTGGTTTTGGTTTTTCTCAAGTGCATCACCCTGAAGGAGTAGCTACTAACGTTTATAACACACAAAACACATATACAGCAGCTAATTTAAAAGAGAGAGATTTACAAAAAACTTTTTCAAAAGAAGTAAAAACTATCGGTCAAAAAGCAGCTCAAGAAAATTTAAAACAAGGTATAATAAATTTATCTGAGGAAATGGGTGGTATTCAAACTAAAATAGGAGGGAGATATTTTGGTAAAGTTCCTACAAAAGAATCAATTATAAAACAAGTTGGAAAAGTTTTAAAAACAACAGGTAAAGTTATTAAACCTTTAGGTTATCTTTTAGGCCCTGCCGCTGTTTTACAATCAAGAGCAAAAGCAGATGACATGGGTATAGAATTATCTTTTGCAGATCAAGTTAAAGCTTTTGATGCAGGAGATCCCGATGTGGCTATAGATAGTTACAAACGAAGAACTGACCCAGATTATGCTGCGCAGGAGAGAGCAAAAGATTTAGCACAGATGTCAGATGATTTTGAAGAAGTAGGGTTAGATGACATCGGTATGCAAGAATACACAGAGGATTATAAGATATGATTGGTAAAAAATCAGGACCCCCACCTAGATCTGGCCCGGATGCGCAGGGGTTGAATATTAACTATAATACTGTTAAGACAGTGAAACTGGAGAAAATAAATGGCAGAAATAGACAAGTCTTTACCGAACGTAAAGCAAACAATAAACGTTCCAAGTCCTGAAGAAGTACAAGTAGAATTACAAGAAGAACAAAAACCAGATCAACCGGTTGAAGTTCAACCAAATGAAGATGGTAGTGTTGATATAAATTTTGATCCTAAAGTTGGAAGTTTACCACAGACTGATGAACACTTTGCAAACCTTGCAGAGTTATTACCAGAAGAAGTTTTAGGACCTATTGGTCATGAATTATATACACACTACACAGACTACAAAGCGGGTAGAAAAGATTGGGAACATGCTTACACAAATGGTTTAGATCTTCTAGGATTTAAGTATGAAGAAAAATCTGAACCATTCAAAGGTGCATCGGGTGCAACTCACCCAGTGTTAGCAGAAGCTGTTACACAGTTTCAAGCTCTAGCTTACAAAGAATTATTACCATCACAAGGACCAATCAGAACACAAATCATTGGTTTACCAACTCCTGACAAAGAACAACAAGCTTTACGTGTCAAAGAGTTTATGAATTATCAAATCATGTCAGAGATGAAAGAATATGAATCTGAGTTTGATCAGATGTTATTTTATTTGCCACTTTCAGGATCTACATTTAAAAAAGTTTACTATGACGATATTATGCAGAGAACAGTATCTAAGTTTGTTCCTGCTGATGATTTAATTGTTCCGTATTCAGCTACCTCATTAGATGATGCGGAATCAATTATTCATGTAATTAAAATGTCCGAGAATGAATTAAGAAAACAACAAGTGGGTGGTTTCTATAGAGATATAGAATTAACACCTGGTCAAGAAAATGAAACTGAGTCAGAGAAAAAAGAAAGAGAACTTGATGGCATGAGTAAAACTAAAAACCAAAATATGTTTACACTTTTAGAATGCCATGTTGATTTAGATATTGAAGGCTTTGAAGATGTTAACTCACAAGGTGAGCCTACAGGAATTAAGTTACCATACATTGTAACAATCGAAGAAGGTTCACGTGAAGTATTATCTATTAGAAGAAACTATGAAGTAGGTGATGCAACAAGAACTAAGATACAATACTTTGTACATTTTAAATTTTTACCTGGTTTAGGTTTTTATGGTTTTGGTTTAATTCACATGATTGGTGGTTTATCTAGAACTGCAACATCTGCATTAAGATCGCTTCTTGACGCTGGAACCTTTTCTAATCAGCCATCAGGATTTAAAATGCGTGGTATAAAATTAAGAGATGAAGCAGCTCCATTACAACCAGGAGAGTTTAGAGACGTAGATGCACCTGGTGGTAATTTACGAGATGCTTTCATGCCATTACCATTTAAAGAACCATCACAAACATTATTACAATTAATGGGTGTTGTAGTTGGTGCAGGTCAAAGATTTGCATCAATTGCTGATTTACAAGTTGGCGATGGTAATCAAAATGCTGCAGTTGGTACAACTGTTGCCATGTTAGAAAGAGGATCTAGAACAATGTCAGCAATTCATAAAAGATTATATGCTTCTATGAAACGTGAGTTTAGTTTAATGGCTAGAGTTTTTAAACTTTACTTACCTCCAGTTTACCCATATGATGTTGTTGGCGGTCAAAGGCAAATCAAACAATCTGATTTCGACGACCGAATAGATATATTGCCAGTTGCGGATCCCAATATCTTTTCACAAACGCAGCGGATATCACTCGCTCAAACGGAGATGCAACTGGCAGCTTCTAACCCTGCAATTCACAACCAATACGAAGTGTACAGAAATATGTACGAAGCGTTAGGTGTAAAAGATATAGATTTAATTTTAAAAAGACCCGAGAAACCTGTGCCAAAAGACCCGGCACTAGAACATATTGATGCGTTAGCTGGTAAACCTTTTCAAGCTTTTCCAGGTCAGGACCATCAGGCTCACATTACAGCGCATTTAAACTTTATGGAAACTAATATGGTAAAAAATTCACCTATGGTTGGTGCTGCAATACAAAAAAATATACTGGAACACATAAGTTTGATGGCACAAGAGCAGATTGAAATAGAATTTAGAGAAGAGTTACCTCAACTTGCACAAATGCAACAGATGGCAATGCAAAATCCACAAGTTCAACAGCAAGCAAGAATGCTTTCAGAGCGAATTGAGTCTAGAAAAGCAGTTTTAGTATCAGAAATGATGGATGATTTTGCAAAAGAAGAGAAAAAAATAACTTCACAGTTTGATAATGACCCGATTGCAGCTTTAAGAGCAAGAGAAATAGATTTACAAGCTAAAGAAAACGCTAGAAAAGAAAAAGAAGGCGAAGAAAGGTTAAATT